AACCACTTGCGTAGCCCACCTTTGTACGCCACTAGTACTTTCCGCCACGCTTTTTATAGGTTCTTACAAGCCATGCGTTAGCATATGCACTAGGATATACCTTAAACTTCCTTTTTGCCTCTGCTTTTACTCTAGCATAGAGAGCAGGGTTCTTAGGTTTAGGCGATCCGCTAGATCTTTTTGTTTTTTTAGCCATAGAACTTCTTATTTTTCCTTTGAACTACACGATCAGGGTTCTTTTCGTCCTTTTTCTTGGACTCCATTATCTTATCTTGTAGAAATTTAGGTAATGTTTTCTGTTTTTTAGTCAACATTACTTCATTCCCTTGTTTTTTTTCTTATTTTTTTTCTTCATATCCTTTTTCTTGGATCTTTTCTTCATGTTCTTCATTTGTCTCATAATATAATCTCCTATATGATTGTCGTTTGAGTACTGTGTCGGAATAGTATT